TAGTATATATCGAATATCATCTTATTTTTTTGTGCATCCGTACCTTCAGTAAATGCTTTGTTATTAGCTAGTGCATTAAAGGCAGCTTTTCTTTCAGTACTCCCACCAAGTGTAGCAGCTATCTGTGCAGGGGTACGTTCAACCCAAGAGTCATCAACTTTTGTTTTAAGATAACCGTATTCTTTAATAGCACCAAAACTAGCAGATTCTTTTGCCGTTTGAGACATAAATGCCCTTAACTCATCCCCTTGAAGACCTTGTTCATATGCGTATTGATATACTTTTCTTTCAGTTGCACCTTCAGTAGATGCCTCTGGATTAACAAATGATATGCTTGGTGCTTTCCCTGCAGTAGTCTCTTCTACAGTTTCTACCTCTGGCTCTACTACTGGCGTAGTCTCTTCTGCAGTTTCTACCTCTTCCTCTTCTTTCTTAGGAACCATAATCCCCACACCCTTGAGTGTACTTAGCTTAGGGATAGTCTTAGCGTATTCTAGTGCTTTTCTTTCCTCTTCTTCCATGTCAACTACAGGTACGTTCATCTTAGCAGCATCAGCTTCCATGCGTCTCTTAGCAGCAAGACGTTTTGCTAAGTCTACCTGCTCTGTAGTCAACTTACTTGTGTCAGCTACCTCTACGCCCTCACCTACAAATGAGCTACCTTTGTTCTTACGAGTACGTAGGTATTCACCAATAGACCCTTTAGAGCCTATACTAGAAAGCTCTTCTACTTGTATCTCTGGTTGCTGGGGTACAGTAATACCGTCTGGTGCGCCTTGGATAGTCATTGTGTTATCGTCTGATGGTGTGCCTGTGCTGTACATGCCCGTAGCTTCAAACAGAGCATCATCAATACCCTTAGCTCTTGTAGACCTACTAATGTAGTCTTCAATTTCAGACTGATTAGGCTTAGGGCGCTTTCTAGGTGGAAACGTTTTTCTAAACATGTCTTCTGTTTCAAATGAGCTACGAAGATTGTCATAGAAGGACTTTAAGAATTCCTCACGCCCAGCAGCAGGATCAGCATCAGCCTTACTGCTACGAGTCATCAGAGAAGAGCTTGTATCTTCTGTTGTTGCGCCATTCTGATCTGCAGTATCAAACATGCTAAAGTCAGGTAGAAAATTGTATTTATTTGCCATTATATTATCCTTATCCCCAAGCACTTCCAGCCCAAGAACCCATAGCATTCCAAAAGCCAGAAGACTTAGATGCTGAAGCCTCTGAGGCCGCTGCCTGTGCTGCTTTATCTGCGCCATACTTTGATGCATCTGCTCCAATTTTAGCTATAGCAATTTGCGTAGCGCGGTCTGCGTCATTGTTTGAATTAGTATTTGCGTAGCTCATCATATCACGATACGTTTGTATTGTAGCATTGTATGCGTTCATTGTCATCTGCCCTTGCATTTGGGCTTCTTGACGGTTTGCTTCATTGGTAGCTGCATTATCTGCTGTTGTATATGCTTGTGCCCATTGTGCATTAGCCTGTGCTACAACTAAGCGGTTTGTAGAGTTAAACTGCTCTCTCTCATTGGCTTGAGATGTGTTAAACTGAGCTAACGCATTAGCTTCCCCTGCATTGAATCGTGACATGGCATTAGCTTGGTCAGCATTAGCAAGTTGTACACGAGCACCTAGATCAGAAAAGAATTGATTTACTTGGTTCTCACTAGAGGCGTTAAACTGCTTTGCTGCGTTATCTGCAGCTTGGTCAGAAAGCATTGCATTGATCTGGCTCTGTGCAGCAAACACGGTAGTCTGTTGCTCATTTGACAGATTAGCCATATCCATCTGTAAGAAAGCATTAGCAGCCTGTACATTAGCTTGCTGGCGGTTGTTTAGGTTAGCCAAATCAACTTGTGTCATTGATGCAGCATCTGCCATAACTTTAGCATTTTTAGCGTTGAGGTTTGTTATGTCAACCGTCTGAGCCATACGAGCATTCTCTAGTGCAATCTGTTGCTCTGCAGTAAAATTCATATTGGCAACATCAGAGATCTTAGCTGCATTAGTTACACGAGCCTGAAACTCTTGGTTAAACTCTAGCCCTAGAAACGTAGCGCGTTGCTGTGCAGCGAACATAGCTGATTGCTGCTTGTTAGACAGGTTCTGCATTTCAAAGCTTGCAACAGTCTTGGCATCCTGAGAAGCGATAGGGATAGCGCTCTCCATTGCCGCCTGTACAATAGCCTGACCAGCCATAGATGATGATGACAGTCCACGACTAGCCATCTGTGCAGCAGCAGCCCTCATAGCACCTGCAGCCCATGCCGGGGGAGCAGCACCCTCAAAGTCTTCCATCAAGCCTGTTAGCTGCCCTTGTACAGTAGCGTCACTAGATGGTGCACCTGTAGCTGCCTCAAAGTTTACTTCTTTCTTCACGCGCTCCATATCAACCGTAGAGCCTTCAATTAGCTCACCAGTCTCTATTTTACGAGTAGGCGCACCTTCTACACGCCTTGCTTCCTCAATCTGCTCAACAGTAAGTCCTAAGCTCTTTAGCTCTTCGGGTGACATAGTGGCAGCATCTGCCAATGCATCAGCACTAGGCTTACCAGTAGCCGCCGTTAGCTTGTCCAGAACGTCCGTTACTTCACTGGTTACAGTTGTAGCATCCACGGTAGCAGCATCAGGCTTTACAGGAGCCTGTACATCTGGTGCCCCTGTAGCTGTAGTAACAGTAGCTGTCTCAGCTTCCCCTGCTTGCCCCGTACCTTCTGCAATCTCCCCTTCTTCTTTTTGTTCCTCTGTAGTAGTAGCTACGTCAATGTCACCGACTAAAGTTTCTGGGCTTTCTAAGGCAGTCTTAGTTAAATCCCCTGCAGACTCCCCTGCTGATGTTAGGGCTTCGGCCTTTGCAGCTTCTGCTTCTGCTCTTTGCTCTTCTGCAATCTCTTCTGGTGTTTTCTCATCTTCTCCACCAGTAGTATCACCGCCTTCGTTAAAACCATATCGATCTGTCAGTGACCGCATAAGGTTCTGTTTGTTTGTTCTGTACTGCATCTCAATTTGCATGAGGCCTTTTTGTAGAGCTTCCTGCCGTTCTTGCCTTTTACTTTCATCTTGTTGAGGGTTACCGCCCATTGAGCCACCAGAAACAGTACCACCAGCACCATCGTGAGAGTGTGAGGGAACCTGTTGTTGTGGTACTCTAGGTTGTGTTACAGGTTGAGCTACAGGTTGAGCTACAGTGGCAGGTTGTCCTGTAGGCATCTGTGGTTGTTGTATGGCTACCTGTACTGGGGGTGTTGGATCAGGCGTAAGTACTTGTGCAAAAGGGCTATCAGGACGGGGCTTCATCTGCGGCATCACCTGACCTGCACCCGTAAAACCCCTGCGTTGAGCACGTAAGCGAGATTCTAAGTCTACAAACCCGCCTTCTGCCATACCAATACGTTGCTGTGCCATCTGCGTCATCTTACCAACACGCGCTGCTAAGGCAGGGTTTGCTGCAATGATCTTCTCTTGTTCATCAGACTGCATACCTTTAAGGCTAGGGTCAATCTTACCTAGCTGCTCTGGTGTAAATCCTGCAAAACGTTTAGCCATCTATCTTATCCTTACTTGCCTACTTGCATCCATAAAGCAGTAGCTATGAATGTAAGTACTGCAACTGTTCCTAATTGTACTAAGGTCTTCCATATACTCTTTTTAGTATCTCGCCATGAGTCTAACAAACTACGCAACTCTTTGATGTCACTAGCTGCATCCATGTCAGATAGTCCTAAGTCACACAAAGCTTGCTTAGCACCTTTCTTAGCGGCCCTATCAAGCATAGCTTCAAGTTTTTCTGGGGTCAAAGTATTCATTAAACAACCTGCCATTCTTCATCAACTGTGTTCCTTGTCTCAGTTAAAGACCATGACTCAGAAGACTCATCCCAGTCGTAGAAGTTTAACTCCGTTGATGGGTTTGGCGTAGGTGGTTCATACTCCCAAGTAGTTGTGTTTAGTACCCAACCATTTATAGGAGAAGTAAGCAAATACACTGAGTTTTGCGTAACGTCAAAGTACTTACCTGTCTCAGCTACACCTGATACATCTTCTTCAAACTTTTGACTTGAAGTTAAAACCTCATCGTCATCAAAAACAACAATGTTCTCAATGATACTGTCGTTATCAAAGTAAAATCCACGCTTAGCCATTATACATTTATCTCGTAGTATGTTACAAATATAGCACCGCTAGATCCGTTACCTGTAGACCCAGCGCCAGATTCACCAGCAGAACCACCTGAACCCGCACCATAGTTACCACCACCCTGTGATGCACCCGCTGCTCCATTATTATTACAAGCAGCATAACCACCTCTAAATGTAGCGCTTACATTAGAACCCCACTCAGAAGGTTTTGTAGGGGCGTCTGTTGTTGCCCCGTTAGCGCCATTAGCTAGTTTACCATCTTTACCACCACTACCTAAATTAGGGGAGCCACCACCGCGAGCTTGCTCATCATCACCGCTTATGTTAAACCCTGCACTTGATCCACCTGTGTAATTATTTTCTCCACCAACCCCAGAGCCGCCCTCAGAACCCGCGCAAATACCCCAGCCACTTTGAGTAGTTGTGGTTGACGCGGCTATCACTGGTGAAGTGGATGTCACATTCTGACCCGGAGTACCTTGCCTACCACCAAAGCCTCTTGAGCCACCTAAAGCAGAAATACTTGCGCCAGAACCATCGGGGTTAAAAGTTGTCATACCCCCATTGCGTCCTGATATGACGTAACCATCACTAGCAGGATAAGAAATGCCCGCACCACCACTACCAATACTGATACTAGCAGAAGTTATACTGTGATTTTGTACGGAGTATCTACGGAATGCTGTACCACCTGCACCGCCGCCAGAGGCAACCTTTTCACGACTACTATTACTAGAGTGACCACCACCAGAGCCACCACCACCAAGCACATAAACATGGTATTGAACGCAACCTGACTGTGCGGGTGTCCAAGAAGATCCACTAGATTTAGTTTGTGTAGTGCCTTTCTTCTTGAGTATCCTGTTCTTACTGCGAAAGTCAGATATAGATATATTACTACCAGAGCTAGGTAAGCTACTTGGTACAGAGCTTGAGCTACCACTTAAACTACCACTAAGTGATACTGCACCTGATTTACCATAGTAAGTACGTAACTCACTCATGGATATTGCACCACTTGCATGACCAAAGTTATCTAGAGAGGTAATAGTCATTACTAACCCTTCTTAAGCTCTTCTACTTCTGCTTTTAGCTCTTTTACAGCTTCAATAAGAACACCCACTAAGTTACCATAAGCAACAGATAGATACTCATCATTTTGCATTACAACCTCTGGCATGACTTCTTGCATCTCTTGTGCAATAACACCTGTACCCTGCTTACCATCTTTATGATAGGTAACACCCCGCATTGCTGCAACTTTATCTAACGCACCATCAATGGTTTGAACATTGTCTTTAAGTCTAGCATCTGAGTAGGCTGTGATGTCACCCGTAGCAGTAAAAGCACCATTGTCATTAAAGGTAAATATAGTATCACTACCATTACGAATAATAAAGTTATTAATACCACTATTCAGGTCTAAGTATAGGTGCTGAGTACCACTTGAGTTAACGTACAACTCAGCGTCATTACCACTACCAAAAGTAGCAGCAATTCCATCATTAAAACGTAAATTACCTGTCATTATATCCCCTGCAGAAGCAGTGAATAAATTATTTGATTCCGTTTCAGTAAAGTAACGACCATCGTGAGTATGACTATCATTAGCTACAGTTGCAGAAAGACTAGCGTTACCTAAGTTAGTAAAAGTAGCTGAACCAGTAACATCCCCCGTTAAGGTAAGGGTGGGATCTGCAGTAGCTGTTGTAGCAATACTTACATTACCTAAGTTTGTCATAATTGCAGAACCAGTAACTGCACCTGTTAAAGAAATAGTAGGGTCATTTACATTGAAGTCTAATGTACCATCACCATCTTGATATGTAACAGATATACCATTTTCACTATTACCAGATACCATCCCACCGACAATATCTTGAATACGCTCAGCTTGTAGCGACACTGCACCAGAAGATACAGAAAAGTCTGTGCTATTAAAGGATGCTATACCCCTATTAGAAGTGCTTGCATTCTCACCTGAAATAACCCCACTTGAAGAGATGTCTATACCTTCACCAGCACTAAACTTAGCTCTTACTGCTGCAGAGTCTAGGGCAGTAGTAATACTTACATTGCCCAAGTTAGTCATGGTTGCGGAGCCAGTAGCACCGCCTGTTAAGGAAATAACAGGATCAGCTACATTAAAGTCAAGTGTACCATCAGTATCTTGGTACGTAACAGTAATACCATTTTCACTATTACCTGAAACCATACCACCTACAGTATCTTGAATATACTCCCCAATTGTTTTACCCTCAACGCTTACATTACCCGCTAAAGTACTACTACCTGTTACACCTAATGTACCAGATATTGTTGTATTACCTGTTACACCTAGTGTGCCACCTGCTGTTGTATTCCCCGTTACAGCAAGACTACCACTAAGAGTGCTATTACCTGTAACGCCTAGCGTACCACCCACTGTAGCGTTGTTTGTAACTGCAGCGCTATCTAGCGTAGATGCACCTGTTACACCTAGTGTGCCACCTACTGTAGTGTTACCTGTAATGGCTGCTGTACTGGATAGTGTTGTTGCCCCTGTTACACCTAATGTGCCGCCTACAGTAGCATTACCAGTGAGAACAGAACCACCCGTTACAGCAAGGTCTTCTGAGGTTACTGTACCTGTAAAAAAAGCATCCTTAAATTTAGCACCAGAAGAAGCGCCCAAGTCTAGCGTGTCTGTAGTCTTTGGTAAAACGCTACTAGATGAAACGATAAGGTCTTGGCTTGGGCCAACCTTAGTAATAGGCGAGCCTTCACCTGCAGTACCATCATGCTTGTGTCCTGTAGAGGCGTTAAATGCCCCTTCTACAGCATTGTATTCTGCGTCGAAGTCATCTGCATCAATAACGTTACCGTTGGCAATGTTGTTTGCAGTATCCTGTCTTGTGTAACCTGCCATGTCGTTTCCTTATTGTCTATCTTCTTGGCTGTATTCTAACAGAGCCGTGTCGAGTGTAAAGGTGGGATTAGTTGAAAGATCTTCTAGTCGCAATGCGATTGTTTTACCTGAACCGATAACGTTGGTGGTATATATTTTATCAAGCTCACCGCCAAATGTAGAAGCAGTAGCAACAGTACCGGCAACTGGTAAAATGTAAATTTCTACTACGTCTGTTGTTAAAACACCGCCAGATAAAACTACCGTAGTATTATATGCAGTAGCAGTAACAGCAGGAGATACAGTCACAACAGTATTGTTGAAATTAGATACAACTGCTTCTTTAATAGTCTCCGTAGTTGATACAGTAGAAACGCTGTAACCTGCTTGAAGTATCCCGTTTTTATACACAACCACTCTTGTTGCATCTGTTCCTACGTCATACTTTACTTTTTCTATTAAAAAGTTTGTTTGTCCGTTTGTAGGGGCGGTATAACCTGCTTGATCTTTCCACGTAGCCAGTTTATAAAATACAGAGTTAGATGCACCGAGTATAAACACAGATGAACCAGTGCCAGAGATCTGCTGTGTCGCTGGCTGCACTACTCTATTGTTAGAAGCAGAAGCGAAATCGTACTTTACGTTTACGTCTAAACTCATATTCCCTGTAGGTTCAGCGTACAAAGTCATTTTATAGAAAGTTTTGCGTACCTGGGGGTCACTTATAGGCATGAAAGGAGATTCATAGATAGCCTCTATAGGATCACCATTAAAAGCTGAGCCTGTCTCCATAACGTAGACGTAGCCATCCTCATTAGCAAAAGCTATAGTCTCCGCTGTTCCTGTATACCTGCTGTCTGCTACAAAAGCCTTTATGCCTTTAGTTGTAGACCAAGCCATACCTGCAGCACCCTGAGAGATAAATTTAGTAGCAATTAAACCTTTAGCAGCCTCAGTCTGTTCAGATAATACGTATGAAAAAACCCTGTATTGCGCCTTCTCTTTTAATGTGACAGAGCAAAAGTTAGCTGACTGACTAAGAAAAGTATTGGCATCTTTAGCTATTTGATCAGAAGCTACATCCAAAGCAAAGTCACCAATACGATCAGTAGCACTTAATAGCCTAATACCATCAGGGGCTAGGTACATAATGTCACCGCCAACCTCTTGAATGGTATCTCCATTAATACAACCAATACGGTCTGTGATAGGCGATACAGTAAAATCAGCAGAGCTACTACCTGTTAGGCGTTTAATTGTATCAGAAGTAAAGATAATAAGCTGATCACGAAAGGATGCTAAACCTGTAACGTCATTCGCTACGTTAATAGATCCTGCACCATTAGCGACACTGAAATCATCTACAGTAAAAGGGGCAGTAAAAAATATGTTATTTCCTTTAGCATAAAAGGCAGTATCTTTAAATATAGCTACACTTTCTGCACCCAATACATCTGTACTATTAGATGATGTCATAAAGGTAGTAGTGTTGCCAGAAGTGTTATATATAGCAGGGTAGTTAGTACCGTCTACAAATATAACTTTGTCATCCCCATCTAGATTGTATAACACATTTTTAGCTTTGCCACCGTTAGTACCAACACTTGTTGCCATACTTGTCCAAGAAGAACCTGTACTATAGTAGTACTGGGTAAAGTTACTGGCATTTTTACGTGAGGCAACTATTCTTCCAGAGCTAACAACTTTAAGAGCTAATATAGGGCCAGACCCCGGTACAGTTGTTGTGCTGTACTTTTCATAGCCTCTTAGCTTAGAGTAGCCACCTTCTTTATTGGCTTCAAAGTTTTGCAATATAGTAGCAGAACCAACAGCATTTGTACCGTGCTGCAAAGGGCTAAGGTTGGACATAAGCCCACCCCTAAACTCAATAGGAAATGTCTGCCATTGTGTTGCCATTAGAAGTGCACTCTTGTATCGCGGATATATTCTGTACGGTTTATGTGTATACTACGTAATTGTTTGATGCCTTGCTCAAACTTCTGCATCGCCATTTGTGCTGCTTGCATGTCACCTCTAAATTGGTAGACATAGTACATAGCACCATCAACTATTACGTATTTGTACATTTCTGGGAGGTTTGGTACATCTGAATGTAACTCTAAATCAAAACCAATTGTGTAATATTCATAAATTAATTCGTAGGCCTTATCGGGGGCAGGTACTACCAAAAGCTCCCTACTAGGCGCTCTTACAATAAAATGAGGTACTGTTCTACCACTTGTGCTAGAGTTATACTCATAGTCAGCATACTTGTCAAGATATTCTTCATAGCTAAGTACTTTAAGTTTAACAGTATCTACGCCTAAACTGTCATTTCTCTTGATACGAAAGCTATTCATATTGATAGTCTTAGCATCATAAGGGAAGCTATAGCGAACCTCACCAGCAAGCAATACTTCTTCTTGCTCTACGTGATTCCAAGGCCACTCGTATTCTTCCTGTTGTATATGGCGAATAGAAGAGTTTACTGCATCTTTAGCAAAACTATAAAAGCCTGTAGTAGTAGCAAAGTTAGAAGATGTTAATTCTACTTCATTAAGCCTACGATTTACGTCATTAACTAAGCCAAGATAATCGTATGCCATATTACTTCTCCCTCACGCGCAATAATACAGAGCGCTCATACTGTAGCGCACCTAAAGTAGTTATCTTACACGTAATTTTATATCTTTTATTATTGGTACCTAAGCTCAACCTAATAGTGGCAACTGTATTTGTGTAAGTGGTTTGTACAAACTGTAAGCCATCTACTATTTGTGCATTGCTTACTTCTGTTTTAACACCGTCTGCATCATCAATAAACCAAGTAACTGCAGAAATAGTATCTGCGCCTAAGAAACGTGACCAGTCAATATTGTAGTCAAGCAATTCATCTTTATCTTTATCAGGCCACTTATATGACATTGTAAATCCTTATGCTGCTATATAAACAGTATTGTTATTTCCTTGGTATTCTATATAAACAGAACGGTTTTCTGGTTTGATATGTATTACGTTACTATTATGGGGTATTGAACCTGCATAAGTATAACGGTTTTCTGTTTTTACTTTTACGGTGGTGCTGTTACTTGAGCTAGAACCTTGTGAAAGTAAGTGTATTACACGAGATCTATCATAATCGTCTTTATTAAAGTCAAACTGTACTGCGTTGGGTGTATCTAAATTAGTAGCAGTTGTTAGTAACAGCGTATTTAATGATATGTTAGCTTTACCTGTAACGCTCTGAAAAGAATTGATAAAACTAGAAAGTGTCGCAGAAGGTACAGTTACATTTGCTTTAGCTTCTGTGGTTACGGCATCGCTTACTGTAATAGATAAAGCATTACTTGGTAGTATAAAGTTAGCTAAACCTGTACCTGTAAGTTGACCTGTAACAAAAGAAGCAGTTACGTCATCTAAAGAGAGGTTAGCCTCACCAAAAACAGAATCAAAATCATTTACTTCTAGTGTAGCTGGTACGCTTGCTAAGGTAGTATTAGCTTTAGCATCAAATAAAATGTTTAAAGAAAATGTGGCAGATGTAGAGCCAGAAAGTATATTTGCTTTAGCGTCAAATGAAACAGTATTAATATTAGTACTAAGTAGATTACCTGATAAAAAACCTAAAGCCTCACTACTAGTTGTGGCTTCAGATATAGCTGTTTCTGATATCGCAGAAAAGCCTAGCATTACTTTAGTAACCTATAGCAAGGTACTGAGCGTTATACGTACCTGCATACTCATTTAGCCGGTCATATGTAAAACCTGTTTTAGTTTTTGCTGTTGTCCTACCGCCCATAGAACATACAACAATATAACAAGAATTTGAAAACGCTGTTCCAAAGTTGTAAGTCTGAGTGCCGTCAGTAGTGCTGTTAAAGTTGCCATACCTAAACTGAATGTTTGGCCCGTTATATCTGTTGGTGTTTCTTGAATACCTAGCATTTATTGAATTAGTAGTTGCAGTATCTATGGAAGTAATATTTTGAAGTGCTCTTCCTGCGCTAATAACGTCAGTACCACTAATCTCAAGCATATCAACGTTCACAACGCCATTGCGAACCTCTAGGCTTTCATTCCCACCACATACTACCCGAAACTGGTCCGTGGTATGAAACTGGATATATGTGTTGTCATCCCCATCGTGAACAGCAATTGTAGATGGTTGCAACAAACCGCCATCAATTCTAAACTTCCTTGGCGTATACAAATTCTTGGCAGTCTCTTGGTTGAAACGCAGCCACGTTGTATCTTCACAACCAATCTCACCCATACGGGTTGTACCGTTGTAAAACTGAATGTGATCGCTGACGTTGTTATCAGCTTTGTAAACTCTGATTTCTGCATCATTTTGGCCCCCAGAACCAACATCAAGACGGGCATTTAGTTGCAACTCGCCTGTCATAGTGCCGCCACTCAATGGCAGCTTAGTGCTGTCAGCTACAGTGATATTTGCAGTACCGTTAAAAGAAACACCGTTGATGGTTCTTGCAGTTGTTAGCTTATCTGCGTTGGGGTGATAGCTTTCGTGAAACATACGACTACCAAAAACGTAACCAATGTTTGTATCAGCTTCTAGTTGTAACGGGTGTGGGGATTCCCAATCACCGTAGTTTCCACCACCATTACGATCAGTAAGAATATAAAAATTGTTAGCGTTTACATGAATATTGAAACTATCACCGTCACTATCATCAAAGTCCATTGTTGGCGTAGTGCCTTCAATACGTAAACGAGACACGCTGTTTGATCCAGTTATGGTAAGCGTACCCGTCATGGTGTCAGACGCATTACCACGCAAAAAGCGCGTATCACTTTCGCTCTCAGTGTAATAGCGCCCATCGTGGTTGTGGCTATCGTTAGCTACCGTAGTAGAAAGTGAAGCATTGCCTGAGCCATCCCAACTTACAGAACCTGTTACGTCTCCGGTGAGGGATATAGTACGGGGTGTAGTCCACTTGTCAGCATTTGGGCGATAGCCATCGTGAAATACTCGTTGGTATTGAGCGCCAGACGACCAGCCACCAACAACAAAGTCATTTATGCCGCCATGCAATCCAAAGTATTTTGCATAATCACTACCAACGTGAAATTGCATAAAGGCGTCATGTCCAACATTGTCTTGAAAAACTTCTAAAGCAGCCTGATTGCCATTGGCCGTATCTATTGTGTTTTCTG